AGCAGCCTCAGTGTCAAAGTAGAGACAGTAACCATCGGGATTAGTATCAAGAAAGTTCTTAACCACTGCGAGAGAGAAAAAAGTCTTTCCAGTACTAGACTCTCCAGCAATAGCAGTAATCTTATTCCCAGATACACCACCAAATACGCTACCTGAAACCAGTGCATTAAAAATGTATGAACCTGTGTCAACATAACTCTCAGTCTCATCAATATCAGCAGCAAGTTGAGTGTACTCACCACCAATCTCTTTTACAATATCTTTAAGGAAGTCCATAGTTATACAAAGAAAGATTCTAGTGTATTAGTTTTTTCAGTTTTCCAATTGATACATTGGAGAATAGTTTTTAGAGGTTCAAGGAAACTCTTATCAAATTGAAGTTCATAATCAACATACTTACCAATGCCCAGTTCTTTTGGAAACTGTTGGATAAAAGATATTACATTTTCATGCAATGGGTTTGCTTTCTTTAGATAGCAAAACTTGATCTTTTCTCCATTGTTGATGACTGGATATTTATTGTCCAGACTATTCTTTTTGATGTAGTGATTATACAACAAGACACCTCTAATGTGAATGGGAGTTCCCTTCTCATAGATAGAATTTACTGATCTATACTTGCTAATATTATTAGCAGTTCTTGGGAAAGAAATCTCCTCTGGAGGAAGACTGTAAAACTCATTCCTAGTCTTATCAATAAAATCAATCATGTCCTCTTCTGTTTTGGTCATGATGATTTTGAATGCTTCCTTAATCATTGTCCTACAAGGAGCAGGAGTAGATGACTTGACTGCTTCCATGCCCATGATCTTGAGTTTTGGTTCAGAGTATCTGACACCCTCAGAGTCCCAAACATTGAGAATGTATCTTTTCTTAGCAGTCCAGATACCACGTTCTGCAATGTTCTCTCTCTTCATCTGCATCTTCTGGGCATATGCATTCACATATGTCGCCAATTCTTGGTAAGAACCATCAATATACTTTTCAAAGTCCGACTTACAGACTTTATCAAGGAAAGACACAATGCGATCAGTATTATCCTCTCGTCCTCCGAATACAGCATCAACAAAAGGACCCATATTAAGATAAATGGAATCAGTATCTGAAGCAATAACATAATCAACCTCATCAGTTTTAAGTATCTTGTTAAGATGTTTATTCATCTTATCTTCAATCCACCTGATTGAAACCTGACCAGACAGAGTAACTGCTTCAGCATTTTCAATAAGGAAGTATCTGAAGTATTCATTACCAACTGCACCATAGGCAGAGTTGAGTGAAATCTTCTTTGCCATCTGAATGTTATTACATCTGGCAATTTCCTTCATCAATTCAACAGTAGGAGTTTTCTCATACTCTTGCTTTGCTGTAAGCATTTTCTTCTTATAGATGACACGATCTGTGTACATCTTTTCCATCAACTCAGGCAGGAATCCTCTGATGTCTTTTCTGTATTGTGCACCATTGGGACATACAGTGTATGGATGGTTTTCTGGAATGGTAATTTGTTTCTTTAGAATCTTATCTACAGAAACCCCAGGGAATCTATCATCAACCAGAGTCTCTGGTGAGATGTTGTATTGCATAATCAAGTGGGGATACAGAGAGTTCAAGTCAAAACTCACAACCCAATCATGCTTTCCTGTGATGGGATCCTTCACATAAGCACCTTCATATCTTTGATCTTTCCTAGTGTCCTTCTTAAATGGAATGACAATATTCTTAGATCTCAGATAGTTGTAGATGATTGAATCCCACATCCTGACCTGAAAGAACACATCATTGAAGTTGCCTTTACCATCATATGCCATGGTAATTGCAAGTTCAATCAGACGCATTTTATCCTCAAGTCTGTCTACCAGTTCTACGTCAACAATGTTGTATTCTACAAACTTCTGCCAATCTTTAGTGTAGAACTCTTTGAATGTATCATATTCAGAGTGATCAAGTTTTTTCTGACCCAGTTCTACACTAGCAATGTGATCCAGTCTGTAGGATTCTTGGTTGGTATAGGTAAACTTCTTATACAATTCCATGTAGTCTAGAATTGTAATCCCAGCAATATCAATCCTTGTGTATTCCCTACCAGAAATAGTTGCTTCATTCCTGGTGACAATTCCCCATGGAGAAAGTTTCTTTACTGCCTTCTCACCAAAGGTCTTCTCAATCCTGCCACAGAGATATGGAATATCATAAAGATCACAGTTCCATCCAGTGATAACATCTGGATGATTGGAATCCCAATAGAAAAGAAACCTATCAATCAGATCAGTTTCATCTCTACAATAGATATACTCCACATTCTTTTGACTATTAACAAAAGGTTTTACACCCCAAGTAATAATATTCTTTGTGTTGTAATCCTGGATTGAGATTGTCAGGAGTTCTTCCTGACAACTTTTGACATCAGGGAATCCATTTTCAGAAGCAACCTCAATGTCAATAGTAATTAGTTGAATCTTACTAATGTCAAATTTGATTGCTTCCTCTGGATAGTTGTCTGAGATGTATTGATTCACATACCTTGTATTTCCATACAGGGTAAAGTTCTCAATGTTTTGATACTTATCAATGAATTCTCTAGTTTCACGAATGGTGCCTGGTTTGACTTCTTCTGCATACTTCCCCTCAAGAGTTTTGAACTTTGTTTTTTTATTGGTGCCAACATATAGAGTAGGGTAGAAAGTCTCCCTATTCTTAAAATGCTCGCCATTATCAAACCCCCTGGAGAGAATTTCATTCCCAACCAGGACAACATTAGTGTAGAATTTCATTTAATAAGGTCTTGGTATTTCTCAAGTAAAGTTGGTCTTGGGTCTGCAAGAGTTAAGATCTTGTCAGAACTAATCATAAACACATCCTGACTAGTATAACCAGTCAAAAATGGTTCCATTGTTTCATCACTTCTTACCACATATGGATTAGTGATTCTACAGTCAGGTTCACCCAACTCAGAAGAAATTTCTTCAATCTTGCTGATCAGAATCAGATTGTTCGTCAGTGCCAGCAGTTTGACCATTTACATGCTCCAAATAAGAATTTTTAACTTCATCATGGGGTTCCACAATGGTGACAACCCAATCACAAGGGATGGGGATTTCCTTCTGCTTTGACAGGGGGATGTAAGGATAGTAAGTCACACTGGTGGCACCACCTCTTTGCTCATCATTTAAACGAGTCACAAATGGATTTGAAAGGAGATATCCAATGACTTTCTCACCAGACATCATTTCTTTTACATCAGCAATGATATCCTCATAGGATTTCAGAACCAAAAGTTTAACAGACATAATTTTCCAATGTTAGAGATTTATCTTGTAGTTTTAAAATGTGGTCAGCAAGTTTGTCAATGTATCCTTTGTTTCTAAGTTCTTTAAAAACAAGATTCTCAAAAGCAAACTCACCACCTTTATCTAGGGCAGAGTTTCTCATGTCCCTAAGTTTCTTTAGTAGACTTTCTAGTGCCTGAGCATTGTCAGCATGTTTGATAGTCCTTTCTATCTTGACAATCATATCACGAACCTTTGAGCTTAGCAAGTCAGTGTCCACCTCTGTGGAGAGTTTTTCTGGTTTGATCAACCACTTGTTTGATTTGATGGAGAACACTCCCTGACTCTTTCTCCTGGTCTTTCCAGGTTCCTCTACATAAGGTTCAACATCATGACCATAAACCTTCACATCATGAGTTGTTGTCCAAAGTTGCTTCTTAGTCTGATAGTAATCAGACATTACATCTGGACATGCCTTTGTATCAACAACTAGGTGCAAATCAAGATCAGAGTATTTTGTATAATTATATCCAACATTACCACCAAGAATAAGAATGTCAAGGACATCAGATTTCTTTACTCCAACATATTCTGCCCAGGCATTTGCAACTTTTAAAAGGTGTGTTCTTACCTCTGGTTTTAACTTCTCCCCATTCCAGAAGGTAGGATTTAATTTATCATGGACTCTAAATGATACAGACTCTTCAAGGAAATTCTTATAACTTTTCATCAACCCTTTTTATAGGTATTTATAAAAAGAGAGGGATGGATGGTCTTGGTCATCCTCCCTCTGCGCCGACGATATTCAATGATATTTATAGATAATCCTTCCTAGCATGATGCTCAGGAACTACCTTTCCTAATCGAATGACAAGTAATCCATCTTCAAAGGTGACTTCTCTGACTTCTGTGTCGTCTGAGAGTGTCCATGCCCTTTTGAAACTTCTGCTAGCCACTCCCTTGTGGATAAACGTCTTGTCCGTTTCTGAATCTGATTTTTGTCCTTCGACAAAAAGTTTTCCATACTCTGTGAAGACATTTACTTCCTCCTTCTTAAAACCAGCAAGGGCAATCTCAAGAAGAGATTCTACATTATTTACTTGAACAAGGTTGTATGGTGGGTAGTTTGTTGTAGTTTCATGAAGATTGAAAAGTCTATCAAAATACTCATCCATTCCAATACTGTTGCGAGTGATTCTATCCATCAGTGTGGGAAGATCAGACGCAGTATATCTCATCAGATTAGTCATTATGGTAGCTCCTTTAAAAGCGAGTTTGTGTTTTGTGGACCCCTAAGGCATCCAATACTAATTATACAAGATCATAAAAAAACAGGTAGGGTAAAAACCCAACCTGTTTTTAGGGTGTTCCGACTTTTGTAGAGTGCCGCACGAATGGCACAAAATTATTTATTCAGTAATCTCTACCTTTTTCTTCTTGGAACCAATGTTGTACTTAGTTTCCAAAGTCCAATCATTCTTTTCCTTGTAGGAAAGAACTTTGATTTGATTCAAAGGTGCAATATCAGAGATCTTAGTTACATCTACAATAGTAATCAAACCCCAATCAGCAAGCAACTGAGCAATTCTGTTACGTCTCTGAACATCATTCACAGTAAGGTTTGCATGTTTGCCATCAAGAGCAAACAGTTCTTTGAAGTGGACAAGATAGTATCTACCCTGCTTGTGCAGAATGTGGCAAGATTGATAGATCTTCTTTTCTTTCCTAGAAGCAACACCAATTCTAGTAAGTGTTTCACGAACCTTTAAAAAATCATCAGGTTCATTCAAAATTACCTCTACCATTTGATCTGGCATCCACTTCACTTCAGGTTCCTGAACAACACTCATTTTAATCCTCCAGTCTCAAGTTTTTGTTTAATAAAGTTAAGTTGATCTTGTCTAAGAATTTTCAAAGCTTGCTCTGCCTTTTCATTACTATACTTATAGTAAGATTTGACTACATCAAGGTCTTTGATTTTATCCTTATGAATCCAAGGAGAAAATCTCTTTTTGGTTCTGAGAGTATTTATAAGAAAATCATATTGAAGTTTCTTATCTAATGAATGATTCATATTCATTTCATTAGCATAAAGAAGACAATCAAGATGCCCAGACAAGCATTTGTTTACAATGTATGGAGGATAATCCTTTTTAGATTGAGGATCTTCATCCATGATATTAGTTTTGGTTTGGTTGATTGAGTTCAACCAATCCTTCAATTCATACTTCATAATTAACAAGAATTAATTCTTTTCTCTGATGCTGCTCACTCATGTAATCCCCAACAGATCTCATGGTGTATGTGTGATCAAATTCAATTGCTTTCCAATTCTTGAATCTTTCTTTGATCAACTGACTTGAGTTATAGCTGACCATCATATCCATATCATTAACATCACAATCAGCAGCAAACTTATCGTGATCAAATCCTTTGTGCATTGATCCCTTATTCCCATAGAGATTATCCTTAATATCATAAGGAGGATCAAGGTACATAAAAGCACCATGGTTTCCATCCATGAGGTAATCATAGGAATAGTTGGTTATTTTCCATTTGGAAATTATCTCTGAGTAGCCAAGCAACCTTTCAATTCCGGGCATACCAAAGTTATTCTCTGATGCTTGTGCTGAGAATGATGAACTTTCTGTGAGACCACTGAAAGAACACTTATTGACAACATAGAAAGCCACAGCACGATCAAAATTTGACACATTTTGGTCATTGATCTTTACCTTGGATTGAAGAAAGAGTTCTCTTGCTAAGTCAGGAGTATTGTTTACTTTCTTTAAATCTGTAAGTTCACTTCTTAAATCATATCCAAACATCTGGAGTTGTTGCCAGAAGTTTACAAGAGGTTCATACAAATCATTCACCCAAATATCTATGAGGGGGAACATCTTTGTGACATAAATTGCAACACTACCCCCACCCAAAAAGGGTTCACGAAATTCATCATAGTTGCGAAGATCTGGAAGGTGCTGTGCCAGTTTTGGAACTGCTCTAGACTTACCTCCAGGATATCTTAAAGGAGTTTTAAGGGACTTCATAATCAGGTTTGTGATACTTCAAATATTCCCAGAAAGTCATCTTTAATTCTTTCTGGGTCATTCCACAATGTTCTGCTGCTTTGGGTAGATTCCATTTAGCACGAAACAATGCTTCATGTGCTTCTTTCACATTTTCAGGTGTTGTTTTGTTTCTCATAGAATAAGAGACTTGGATTCAGGAGTAATCACAGAACTAAAAGCATTTCTATGTTGGGTTACAACTTGCTCACTAGGATCTGTGATGTAGATAACATGCTGCTTATTGATAACAACTTCATCCTTACCTTTATCTACAAGGGGAACAAAAGGAACAAATGCAACAGTTCCCTGAGAGGTTGGGATTGCTGCGAGACTATTGACAATAGTAATTTCTGAATCAGTCTCACTAACCAGTTCAGCAACTACTTCTTGACCAAAATTAAATCTAATAAGTTTTACATTCATTTGAATTTACACTCCTGAGTTTTTCTATGTGAATTGTTTTGCTTTGGAGTAACCCACCTTAAATTCTCAACACTATTGTTAGTTAAATCTGGATCAATATGATCAACTACTGCAGAATCTCTAATGAACTGTTTTGCAGTTTCTGGAGTTTTTTCCCAATCATCTATAGAAATAGGAGGATTTTCATCAATAGGAAGAAAGGTTTCTGCCACAAGTCTATGAACTTGTTGAGTAATATTGAAGGTTTTTCTTTTAAAATTTGCCTGATAATAATTATGATCATCAAATATATTAAGAGGTAAACTTAAAG